ATGCAACGTGCAGCACATGGTATGATTAACCAACTCGGTGTTTGGACTGAACAATCGTTGTGGAAACAAACAGATCCGGAAGCAGAAACATATAGCATTGACCTAGTTACAGATCTGCAATCCAAAGCTGCGTCTTTAGCTGATGAAAATGCTCCTTTATCAATCTTGTTATGTGCAAATTCCGCAGTAATTGCAACAGCTGAAGAATCTGTGAAGAAAGTAGAACTGGGCAAAATACCTACGTGTGTCATTAATGCTCGGTTTGTCAGTGTATTGCTTGGCCAGGGATTAGACGCTGATGTATCAGCTATGCAGCTTGCTAACCCGAACCTCACTCCTGTAGGAAATATTGGAGCCGCACTCGGATGTATCGCTTCAGCAAGCGTACAAGAATCATTCGCATGGGTAAATAAGTTCAATTTGATTGGTTATTTCCCAGATATTGAAATGGGATTCGGAGATGTCACTTTAAATAGCGAGGATAAGTTAACAAGTACATTAAAGTACTCATCTTTGAATAAAATCCAATTGGATGATCTGGACGATAAGGGATATGTCTTCTTGTGCAAATATTCTGGTTTGGAAAGCGGAGTCTTTTTCTCTAAAGACCAAACGTGTTCAAACGGAGATTACCGAACAGTTGCTAGAAACCGTACAATTCATAAGTCAAGACGCGCTGTACGTAACGCATTATTACCTTATGTCAACTCTCCGTTGAAAGTAGACCCCAGCACTGGATATTTATCTTCTGCAAAGATTACGATGTTTCAAAATATTGTTTCTGACATCCTCACAACCATGCAGACTAATGAAGAAATCTCTGGCTTTTCTGTAACAATTGATAAGAATCAAAATGTATTAAAGAATGATACACTGATCATTAAATATTCACTTGTTCCGGTGGGTGTAGCGTCCCGTATTGAAGTAGTCGAGGGCTTGGCATTAACCAATAAATAATTAACAAGATGGCAATAATTAACAATGTAGCATACAGCTGGTCTATGATCCGCATTTCCATACCAGCATTGGATATTTCAGAAGATTCTACTATTATGCAAGGAGTTTCTGAAATCAAGTGGAACAAGACTCGTAAAGTTGAAAACAACTACGGTATTGGAGGAAATGCTATCAATCGTGGTTTTGGCAATAAAACCTGTACAGCCTCCATTACAATGGATTATAATACCGTTTCCCAACTCCGAGCATTGGCTGGTTCTTTAATGGATTTGGGAGAATTTGACTTGATCATCTCATTTACTAATGCTTATGCCGGTGAAGACTGGACCGCCGAAACTGTAACGCTAAAGGGATGCCTCTTTAACGAAGACGGAATGGAAAGTAAACAAGATGATACAAACATTACAAAAGAATTCAATTTGAATCCTTTCGACATTATCACAGGAGAAGGAACTAGTTCTTGGCTATAACTTCTAGTATAATACGTTTTTGAAAAGGCGAGTTGAAAACGGCTCGCTTTTCATTTTATCTATAAAATAAAAAGGGATGCGTTAACACATCCCTTTATTATCCGTTTTATAGTGCAGAATTGACGACTAAGCTCAAATATGCACTTTTTACGTTGCAAAAATAATGTTTTATTTCCAATCTACAAAATTCAGTAAGTGTATTTTTGAGCAATCCTTAATTATTTGGTTTGTTTTACCACTTCTTTTTATGTTTACCAGATGATTTATGTCTTGTTCAAGCTCTTTTTGCCTATTTATTGATATTTTACCAAGTATATAATCAATAACACCAATAATGCCACTAACATATTGCCGGGATTGATTATCGACATTTGCTGGATGTACCTTTACGCCCAATGGCAATGTGATATTATACAAACAACTACCATGTGCACATTTGTTTCTGATAAACATGATTGTTTCAAGATAATTCTTGAATATTCCTATTGTACAACCGTATTTGTTTGCTATCTGTAATTGAACACCTTTATCTCGCAAACTTTTGTACAACATGCAAACATTGCCGATTGTCATAAATTCCAACGTTTTCCATGCAGGTGCATATCGGTCATTTATGTGAGTTTTATGATGACGCAGAATAACCGGATTCTTAGAAATCTGTGCATACACCATATCGTCAAATGTATTGATAAAAGATGAAAGCATAATTGCAGGATCTACAAACCATGTAGGAGAATTTTTATAATGGTTTGATA